CAGCAGCAGCAAGGCGGTGGAAGTCGTTGTCGCACATGATCGGAGCGTCGATGTCGGGTAGTCCCTCGTCACCCACCGAACGGGGGTCGTCGCTGCTGCATGTCGGGCACAGCGTGGGCGGCGGGGAGCACATGCGGTCGTAGTGGATCATGTCAGCGATGTCGAAGTCGTCGTCATCGAAGTAGTCCTCCATCGTCACTGGCATCAGTAGTCCTCTCGGTTGTGCCTGCGGATCAACGGGTCCTCGTAGTGGTCACCTCGAATCGAACGCACGGCGTCGGTGAGTGCGGCGAGCCGATCAGCGGCGAGCAGCAGGGCGCAGTCGTCGTGCCACTGCCAACACGCCTCGGAGTGGGTGCCGACGGCGTCAGGGTCGCGCACCATGCTGCGAATCCGGTCGGCGAGGGTGCGGGGGTCGCTCATGTCGGCCCGTCCACGGCGTCAGCGATGCGGCGCACTTGGTCGACCCACCCAGCGGCGTCCCACTTCTCCATGAAGTGTGCTGGGACGTAGGCCATCCATGACTCGGCTTCAGCGACGAAGACATCGGGGTCGCCGATGGCATCGAGGAGGGCTTGATGGTCGCGCAGCCGCTTCGCCGCCGCTCGGGCCGCCACGCAGTCCGAACAGGAACACGTCTCGGACTGCACGAGCCGCTCGATGATGTCCTCGGTCGTCGGTTCGGCGCTCACTTGATATCCTCCAACCGCCACCGGCCCACGCTGTTGCCGTTGATGTCAACGCACCGCCCGGAGCGGAATCCAGCGGGCACCCTACTGGCCACGTACGTCAGGATGCGCTCGATCTCCAGATCGGCGTCTTCCTCGAAGGCTGCGTTGGCAGTGTCGAACTCAGCGACAAATCTGATCATGGTGTACCTCGTCCTTGCTAGTGGCGTGACCTACAAAGTATCACACTGCTGTGGTCACGTCAACTTCTTGTGTAAACTCATCTATGAGGTTTACTTAGCACTGACGGTCCGCTACACTAGCACCCATGAAGCCCGTACTGTTCCTTGATGTCGACGGAGTGCTCAGCGCCCTGAGAGAGTCTCCGTGGGCGGAGTCGGTCTCGTCCGCAGTGAAGGTCGCAGACTACCCGCACTCGTTCCTCATCAACACCTCCCCTTTGCTCGGGTTCCGGCTTCAGCAGCTGCCCGTTGACATCCACTGGCTGACCACTTGGCGGGAGGACGCCAACACTCTGATTTCCCCTCTTGTTGGCTTGCCTGATGACTTGCCGGTAGTGGATTGGCAGATCGCCTTTGGCGAGCCGTCGAGCATCGACGGCAAGCGCCGTGCAGTGGAGGCGTGGACCGAGGCCAATCCCGGGCACCCCTACATCTGGATTGGGCGGGCTGTCCCTGATCGTCGGTCCAATGTCGTCTCGGGGCCTGACTCCAGAGGACATCGACAAGGTGGAGCAGTGGCTCTTGGGCTTGCCCGAAGAAGTACTATCTGGGGATGGCCGTCAGACGGGTTGGTGAGCTTCAGTTCCCCTTTCAGATGACCATGTTCGAGCAGGCTCGCACGCTGGACACCGAGATGGTTCACGGGGACGTGATGAGTTCGGGCCGTGACGCCGATTCAGTCAGGGAGCAGAAGCTGCGAGAAGCCGCCAGCCCCGGATCAGCGGTGACTGCTCACAACGTGCGTGAGAAGTTCGTCGCTCGCACGCAGGGAGTCGGGTCACTTCGTGACTCCATCGCCAGTAGCGGCGTCACTGAGCCGGTTCATGTCAGCCTTGGCCAACGATGGTCGAGTCGAGCAGAGCCGACGCTGGACAACGGCCACCACCGTGTGTACACCGCCGCCGACCTCGACCCCAACATGGAAGTTCCCGTGAGGTGGCTGGACCATCGTGCTCCGGCCGACCAGCCGCACGGGGAGTACCAGATCTACCGAAAGATCCACAACAGGCATCCCGGCATGGCCGAGGCCGCAGCCGCCGCCCGCAGCTTGTACGCCGATCAGAAGGCCAAGGACGATCAGGCCCTCAGCGTGAAGAGTTCGGGAAGCGGCGCAACCCGCAGCGGTAGCAGACCGTAATCGTGCCGCGAAGGCGGGGCCTCTGCGCCCACCTGTGGCCTAGTACGAAGCACCAGATTTGCCTCACCTCGGCTCCTGAGAACGAAGCCATGACACAGCCCCTTCACGGGACATGGCCTGCTGGTAGCGATCGGCATCGCCGGTCATCGCCTTCAAGGACGACAAGTGCTCTGCAGCCTTTGAGCTGTTCTGCAAGCCGATGTGGACCGCTGCAGCCTTGGCGTGGTAGCCGACCTCGTTGTACACGGGGAGCTGGTGATGCCCCAAGGTGTAGTCACGACGGGCGTTGTATAGATCGTCCTCGGTAGAGACCGGCTGGCCTTGTGACTCTCGGTAGCGGCTATTACCTGCTTGCTGTTCGGCAACCTCACGGTCATAGCCGTAACGGCTGGTCAGGTAGCCCAGCTGGCTGTGGACCTTCGGAATGACGTACTCCGGGTTGTAGCGCCCACGGGTGGCGTACGGTTCATTCATTCGGTGCGTGAGATCCCCGATGTGTTCCAGACTGTGAGAGTACAGTCCACCGCCAAAGACCTGTTGGGCGTGGTCCATGGCATGCTCCGGGCGGCCTCGCTGCATGTGCGCCACGTCGTTGAGCACGACGTTGTACTGGTCGTCGGTCATGCCTTCGATCTCGTCAGCGTTGAATGGAGTGTTGGCAGCGTGCCGCCTCTTCACCATTTCACCGAACTGACTGTCACTCAAAGTCATGAGCTACAGGTTACTTCAACGAAACCACGGGGCCTCTGCCACTTCCACGACTTCGCCGACATCCTCTACCGTCATCATGGTCGCAATGGCGAGACTGTCCACATAGTCATCGTGGGCGTCCCTGCTGTCGTCTGGAGCCTGAATGAGCATGTAGTTGCCCTTCATGACCTTCTCGGCGTCCTCCATCTGCTGCCGAAATCGCTTCCAGACACGAGTCCTGCGGGCCTTGGAATGCCCCGGGTACAGCAGCAGGTTCCTCTGCAGCAGCTGAATCAGGTGCTTCCAGCGATCCGCCTGATTCTTGAGGTCTGACGTGACGGGAACGACCTCAACCTGATGTCCAATCAGGCGGTCAAGTCGTTGAGCAACGGCATCACCCATGCCCTGAGCGTCGACTCCAACTCTGGCGATGTTGTAGTTGGAGAGAAAGTCCACGATCTGGAAGTACTGCTCTTCCCAGTCCGTGTGGGTGATCTCCAGCCAGTTCAGGATGCGGTGTTCGTAGTACCCCGCCGGGTCTGGATGATCCCAATCTACCCAGCACACCGTGACCACCGTCGAGTCCTTGACTCGTGCCACGTCGATTCCCGCCACACATGGCGTGCGGTGCCATGACTTGACTATCTCCATGGACTTGTCCGCTAGATAGTCAAGGTCATCTTCAGTGACCAGCATGCCCCGGTCGAGCATCCACTTGAGTGCGTAGCTGAGCTGGAACTCGTCCGAGTCCTCGCCGAGTCTCACCTTCTCCTTCTGGATGAACTTGGCGTAGTACGGGTTGTACTTGGAGACAACCTTCCAGTTGTACTCGAAGTGGTAGTTCTTTGCTCCTCGGTTGGTGGAGCGACGCTTGTTGTGCTGGATGGCCTTGTAGTAGTCACCCTTGTGGAAAGAGGGCGTGCCGATCTTGCAGATCGTCCCAGAGTTCGCAGCCAACATCGGATGTATCGACTTGCGTACCATCAGGTCGTCAGCCTCCTGCGCCTCGTCAAGGATGATGACGTGGTAGGAGGCGCCTTCGATCTTGGCCTTTGGGTTGGCGGTCTGACGGCGACAGAATGACCCTGACTTCAGCTTGAGGATCTTCGACCCGTCATCGACCTTCTCGTCAATTTCCGGGTCAGACAGGAACATCTTCGCTCGGTCGTTCGTGAGCTTGTCACGTACGCGCCCGTAGATGAACTCGCTCTGAGTGTCGGTTGGGGCGAAGAGGCCGACCCACACGCCCCGCTTGAAGCGGTCGAACATCGGGTACGACAGCGCCAGCTTGGGGAACAGCACTATCACGCCTGCCACGATGATCGCCATCGTCTCTGACTTCCCCGACTGACGCGACCACGTAGCGGTCAGTTCCTCGCCGTCGGCAAGGAGGATCGACTCGATAAGCCGGTAAGCCATGTCCCGCTGGTACGGGCGCAGCTCCATGTCGGCCAGCTCCTCGCAGAAGACGATTGTCCTCAGGATGATCTGGTGGATGAACTCCTTGTCGGACTCCGACAGGGCAGCGTAGGCAAGCCCGGTGCCGTCGTCCTCGTCCGGCTCCAGCGGCTCGGCTTCCTCCTCTAGGGGGTGCTCGAAGAGCATCTCGGGGTTGCCAAGATCTTCGTACAGAGGAGTCGCCATGGCCTGATCCTACTTACGGTTGTCGTAGTAGTACTTCCGGTAGTAGGCCCGGCCCTGCTCTACGCAGGCCCCTCCACACCCCTGCTGGTAGCGGTAGGTCGAGAAGTACTCGCAGGTCTCCCCTGACGGCTTGCCGGTGACCACACAGACGCCGGGGGGCGACTCTCCCGATCGCTTCTTGCGCTGCGGCAGGTTGTCGAGCTTGGCTTCGATCTGCGAGAGCCGGGCTTCGAGCTGATCGAGTGCGGCTTCGAGCTGAGTGATGCGGGCAAAGACCCGCTTGAACCCACCGCTGGCAGCGGCTTCCTCAGTCATCGGAGGACTTCTCCAGCCAGTCGAGACCGCCCCGCACCACCTCGGCGCCATGGGTCGGGGTGTACAGGTAGGCGGTGAAGCTCACGGAGTCACGTCGGGTCAGCTCGAACTTCGAGTTCTCGGCCAGCGCTGCCACGATCTGCAGCGTGTTGAGGTGGAAGAAGAGCACCGCAGCGGCGTCTGCCTCGGTGGGGTAGGTGTCGGCACCTTCCATCACGTCTCGGTTGCCGATCGTGATGTAGGGGCGGAACTGGTACTGGCTGGCCTCCCCGAAAGGAAGCTCCAGCTGCGTGTATTGAAGGGTGTTGGTGTCGCTCATGCCCCACATCTTACTAAAGGCATTTAGGAAATGCAAGCTCATTCGGCCCGAGCCTGCATCTCCTCGGTCCCCAGCAGAGCCTGCTGCAAGTACAGGTGTACCTCGTGCAGATGCTCAGGGGCCTTGGAAGGCGGAGCGTGCCGCAGGGCGTCGTAGTGGATCTGGGCGTTCATCAGCGACGTCTCCACCACGTCCATCAGCTCACTGGAGGAGAACTTGACGAACTTGGTAGGGGCGAGCGGAGCCTTCTGCCTACGCCGCCTCATGGGGCGGATCGAGGAGCCGGGGGACGCCACTTGCCGATCTCCTCAGGAGGGGTCTCACCAAGAGCCTCTGAGTTACCGAGGACATCCGCATGGGACTTTGCGCCAGACCGCTCAGCAATACCGATGTGAAATGCTGACTCTCTACCCATTCGGAACCTGTAACCACGCCCAAGGCGGTACGGCTCGGTCTCTTCCAAGAACCAGAACGGGATGGCCCAGCGGTTGTTCTTCTCGATCTCGTCCTCCAGCCCGAAGTACAGCCACTTACGCCATAGGGGGATGAAGTGGATGGACCACACTGCATGCAGGACCCAGAACTTGACAGTGAGCCACCACTCGGTCTTCATGGCCGGGACTGCACTTCCTTGCGGTTCGGATTCGATGGGGCCTGCACCTGATCCGGGGTCGCAGGCGTGTAAGGCAGGCCGTTGAGCACCCGGTTGACCATCTTGCCCTTCGATGAGGCACGAGCGAACCGTCGGTACAGCTCGGAGTCAGCCGCTCCGTACACCGTGACGACGTGCCCTCGGCCGTTCTTCCAGACGACCTGCAGCTCGCGAGTCCCATAGTCGTAGCGGTAGCGGGTGAGGCGGCTCGACTGCGGCGACTCGATCCACGGCCCGAGGTCGTGGACTGGATCATCGGCCTCTTGGTACGGCGAGGGCATCAGTCGTCCGTCTCGTCAAAGAAGGTCTGGGGGTACTTGTTGGAGACCCGAGTCAGCACGTCGAGACGGCTTGCGCTGTCAGTGGCCCCTTCGGCCTCGCACTGATCCTCGGCCTCTCTCAGCAGGTTCTGGGTGCGGAGGAAGCTCTCCAGCAGCGGGGTCAGGTTCTCCGCCGTGCCGAGCGAGACGAACGTCTGCCCGTGATCTGGGTCCAGCACCCCGAGCAGGATCACGAAGTCCAGCGTGTCGGTAGGAGACATGCCGACGATGAGACTTGTCTGCCCTGCGATGTAGAGGGGTGTCGTATCCAGCTCGTCATTCATTCTCTTCTGCCCTCATCGCTTCTGCAGCGGCAACTGCTGCGTCCATGGCCACTTGCTGTCGGAACAGGTCGGCGGCAGCCATCGCCCCTACGTGCAGAGCGTTGGGGTAGCCACCTGCCCAAGAGCCTAAAGCCCCTATCGCAACGGCGCCAGCGATGTCCAGACTCTGGAGGTCGTCGTAGGTAGACATTGGTATCGGAATCCTTCCTGTGTGCTGGCTTTCAAGATACCAAATGTGGTTTACAACATTCAAGGGGAAATATCTCCTTGACACGCTGGCGACACCTTTGGTACCTTGTACTCATCGTTCGACACACAGAGGAGCACGACACATGGCAAAGGTTCTGAACGAGTTCGACTTCAGGTCGGGCCGGGCTGGAGGGCACGAGAAGTACCCGTGGGCAGAATGGTTCGATGGGCGGATCTGGAAGCTCAGCCCCGAGGGCTGGGACTCCAAGGAGGAGCCGGGTGACTTCGTCGGCTCGCCCGAAGACTTCCGGACCACCTGCTACTCGGCCGCCAAGCGGCGTGGGGTCAAGATCAAGACCTCCGTCAACACCGTCGAGAACTACCTCGTGATCCAGAAGGTGGCTGACTTGACCCCGGTCGAGTCCTGAGATCTGACCGGAGTGCAAACCCCTCCCTCTCCTTGCCGCACTCCGGTCAGACAGCATGAGGATGGACACTTTCTAGCCTGCCCCCACAGCTAGTTGAGTGTCTCCTCGGCCAGAGAAGGCCCACTCCGTTTCGGAGTGGGCCTCTTTGCGTCTTGGGGTCAGCTACTATTGTGCAAGATCTTCTCGATGATCAACTGCTACTGGAGCCACCCGTTGCTCTCATTGACATATTACCTGTCTGATACCAACGCAGCGGGCCTCTGGTGGTCAGCGGTAACTTCCTCACTTGCGGCAGTACTGTCTCTTGCGGGAGCATGTCACGGATTATCTCGTCACAGGTTTGCACGGACGGTTCTAGGCGTATCGGTGGCCGCAGCTGCCTTGAGCTATTGGGTCGACATCCTAGGTGAGTACGGATTGGGGGCAGAACTGCGGCGTGGAGCCAGCTACGTTCTCTGGCCGTCGTTGCTGTGGGTGGCATGGACTGGCATCTCCTACATGCGGGCAAGAGAGGCCATGGTTCAGCAGATTCTTGAAGGGGTGCGGGATGAATGACTGGCCTCCACAGATCTGGGGCCTGTTCATTGCCGTTGTCGGGGCAGTTTCAGGATGGGTCGGAAGAATTTCCAACAACCGAGCAGATGCGGCGGCAGTCTTGACGGACGGTGCGTTGAAGATGGTCCACGAGTTCCAAGAGGAACTCACCAATCTCCGTACTCGACAGACCCGACTAGAGATGGAACAACGTCTGGAACGAGAGTGGTGTGACCTCAGGATCAGCCAGCTGGTCACCGCACTGCACTTGGAAGGTATTGAAGTACCTCCCCCACCTACTCGTCCGGACTACTCCTCGTGAGTAGTTAGCTGCCAATCTGTGGCATACTCTTGGCGACGAACTACTTCGACGTCAGGAGACTCCTCCAATGAGCTACGCACCAGATGGCGGCTACGAGGCCACCTACGCACCCAGCATCCCCGGCAACAAGGGACCGCTCCGATTCGAGGAGGGCGTCGCCACCGACACCGACGTCCCGATGGAGTTCGGTCGTGGCGCCTACGGCGACACAGTTGGCTCGGTTGCTCTCGGCACGCTCGCAGGCATGACCAAGACCCCGGTGGAGACCATGCGTGAGCGCGCCCACGTCGGGTCGGCCAGTTGGATCGAGGCCCCCATGCAGCTGCAGGAGTTCGTGCAGGGTGCCAGCATGGATCACCCCACCTTCGAGCGGGTTGCCGGGAGCGAGTCCCGCATCTACCGCTGGAACCCGACCCGAGTCGGCTGAGACCCATGCCCGAGCACGACCGGCACTACCCGGACACTGCGTACCATCCCGCCCGTCGGCCCACCCCGGGGTACGACCCGGCTCCCGCCAGCCCGAAGGGCTTCACTCCCTCTGAGCAGCAGCCCAAGCCCGAAGAGAGCTGGGAAGACCCCGACGCCGGGACCGGACAGATCTTCCGGAAGTAACTCAGATCTCTCATGCCTGAGCACGGCCGCTTCTACCCAGACAAGGCTCACGACATCCGGCGGAGGCCGCCAGAGCCTCGCAGCGGGGACGGCTCGACTCTGAGTTGGACGCAGGACGATGAGATCGACGGGCCGAACGTCACGCACACGAGCTACATGTCGAACTTGTCGGGGTACGACATCACCCGTTCGGTGCCCCGAAGCATGTACACCGTTGGTGCGGCAGCCGAGTACTCAGCAAGCACTCCTGATGGGGTGACCGGAGGATTCGATTCTTTCGAGTCTGCCGAAGCCCACGTCGCCTCCCATGCCGGGTACGTCAAGGACCGGGGCGCCGACCGCTATCGAAGACTGGACCTGAACTGATGGCTTACACCCCGTTCAACACCCAGCTCGGGAAGTCCGACCAGCCGGGGCGCCCGGTATCGGTCAAGGGCTTGGTTGTCCTGCGTCAGCCCAACACCCCTGAGGGGTTCGAGTGGTCATCTCCCTCGATGAAGCCTCAGGCGCTGGAGCGGGCCAAGAGCCAGTACCTCTCCAAGCACGAGATGCCGCCAGCCCTGCGCCCGCAGAGCGTGGGGGCAGTGAACCAGATTCGCCGCCGGAACATCTCCGCCGGTTGGCGCAACCCCCGAGGTATCGCCTGATGTCTGCTACCCAGAAGTTGTCCTCCGACCAGTTCGCCGCTCTTGCTCAGCGGGTGAACCGGCAGCAGGCAGATGGTGAGGACATCGGCTTCAGCGTCTACAGCAGCGGCCCCAAGGTCGGTCAGGATGTCACCAACGCCTACATGGTGGGTGGGTACGGTGCCCCTGAAGGCGAAGTTTCGCTCCCTGCCGTTGGTGAGGCCATCAAGGGCTACCACGACGCCAACGTCTCCACCTTCAGTAGACCCGACGCCACCCTTGGTGGATGGGGGCCGGAAGGGGAAGGGCGTGTACTCCTTGACTCCTCAGAGTCGTTCCCCCCGACTAGCGCAGGCTATCGTGCGGCCCTGAAAGCTGCCGGGAATCGGACGGATTCAAAGGGTCAACCTCGCCCAGAACGGGCTATCGGTCACATCAGCCCTGAAGGGGAGTACACCGAAACCCGTCTTCGTAGTGGCCCCCCGACCGGGACTACTCGTCGTAGTGGCCCCCTGACCGGGACTACTCGTCGTAGTGGAAGCTCTCGGCCACTGGATTGATGTCCCAGTGAGCGGCGCAGGCGACCAGCCCGTAGTAGTTGATACCGATGGCTCGTTCGGTGCAGCAATCACATCGTCTGAACATGTTGCGGCTGCCCGCCACCTGTCCTCGCATCTTGGTGACGTTGTCGTACTTCGTTGTCATTCACACCTCCATTGGCAGGGTTCCCAGCCTAGCCTGACACGCTGATAACAGCAAGGACACTTTCCCCATGGCCGCTCGCCCCCGACCTAACAGCCGCAGTAGGGACATCCCGTACAGCGAGCATGTGGACGTGCCGGTACAGGGACCCGAGGCGGACAACGTCTTCCGGCCCGGAAGCCCCCGCAGCAAGGGAGCACTGCCCACCGACAGGTCCCGCTTCGCTCGGCCCCCCAAGGACTTGACTCCGGAGGAGAGCGCCTCGATCAGGGGGGCCTCGGTAGCCCGGGACCACTGGGAAGCTACGCCTGAGGGGGAGGCCCGGACCCGGGACGTGTCGCAGCTACTCAGTACCCAGATGAAGCCTGCTCAGATCTACGCCGTCAACGGCTGGGATCAGCAGACCGGCGTGGGTCCTCGTCACTACGACCGGCAACTGCCGGGAATGTCGGACCCTGCCGCCGCACCCCGACCGGTTCGCTGGGAGGAGCACTCCCCAGAGACCCGCAGGCACATCGAGCGGGCCTTGGCGGCACATGGGACCAGCATCGACCAGATGGCCGATGATCTGGGCGCTCAGATCGACCAAGCCAACGTCCGAGCCGCTGAGGCCGGGCACTCGGGGAACCCCTACGCCATGGACTTCTACTCGACGGGTGAGCCACGTGCGGTGCTCGACCAGTCGGCTCGGGATCTCGGCATCCCGCAGCCCACACACGCTCTGATGAACGCATTCACGTCCCCGCAGACGAAGTTCTCTCAGGACACCAACTCAGGGCGGAGGTACCCCAACGATGAGGCCGCCCGACATGTTGTGGAGCATGTTCAGGGCGGGGGCACGGCCACCAGTCTCACGAACGAGCGCACCGATGGCTCAGGTAAGCGCCATCAGGGGTTCGTAGGCAACATGCGAACTGCTGCGACGGCGATGGAGATGCACCTGCAGGGGATTCCTCCGCAGGACTGGGCAGGACCATCAGGCGACCCCATGGTTGGTCCCAAGACCGGGTCCTACGCCAACTCGTGGTCGGACTCACACCCTCAGTTCACCGTGGCCGATGTCCATACCGGGGGTGGGGGAGCGCTGCCACACCTCAGCTCTGAGAAGCCACTCCTTCGGGGGGAGTCAGGCGAGGTGCTGCTGTCCCAGAGCGGGGCCGAGAGGCGAGATAAGTCCGAGCGTGAGAAGGCGATCGAGACCATCCCGTACGCCCACGCAGCGATCGATTACGCCATGCGGCAGGCCATGCAGAAGAGAGGACTCGGCAGCATACGGGACTCTCAGGCCACCCAGTGGGGAGAGGAGCAGCTGCAGCGAGGCGAGGCTGGGCTGCGTAGTGCTCCCAGCAGCAGCACGGCCTATCCGACCCGTCCGAGTGGCCGGAGGCAGATCGAGGGCCAGATCGAAGCCTTCCCGGGTGTGTAGTCTGCGGGTCGTGTAACGTGGGTCTCGGCTACTTCTACGACAGCCCTGAGCGGTTGAAGAGCGCCATCACGTATTTGTCCGGAGACTCGGTGTCGGCACCGCACGTCGTAGCAGTGGAAGGGGGTGAAGGTGAATGACTGCATTCTTCTCACCGTCCTACCGAGCTGCAGCTTCGGACCTGACGGTTTCAGTCTCGCCTCTGGGCCTAGTTGAACTTGCTGACGAGGAGTTCGAGGTGCATGGCCCTCGACTCAACCGTTACGCGAGCAACTGGGCCTGGAGACCCTAAGGTACCTTGGACACCACTGGGCCTACCGCCGTGAAATGGGTGACGCACAGCTGACGTTCAACTACGTCAGAGCACTTGCTGACTACAAGATCAACTTCACCTTTGGTACCCCTATTCACTTCGGGTCTCCAGAGGCAACTGAAGTCATCACTCCCTTCCTTCTGAAGAAGGTATGGGACGATGACAACGATCGCAGGTCGTTGATCTGGGAAATCGGTCAGTTGGGCACGGTATCTGGCGATGTGTTCGTCAAGGTCGCCTACGAGCCTCCCTACGAAGACCCGCTGGGTAACCCCGTTGCAGGCAAGATTCGCATCCTGCCTCTCAATCCGGCGCACTGCTTCCCGGAATTTCATCCTCATGATCGGGCAAGGTTCACCCGTTTCAAGTTGAAGTACAAGTTCTGGGGCACGGGGGCTGACGGCACCCGCCAGATTCATACTTACACCGAGATCATCACTGACGAGATGGTTGAGGAGTACATCAACGACGACCTGATCGATTCCCGGCCCAATCCTCTCGGCATGATTCCGATCGTCCATGCGACGAACATCGCCGTGGCATCAAGCCCGTGGGGGCTGTCTGATATTCAGGACATCGTCGGCCTGAACCGTGAGTTCAACGAGAAGGCCACTGAGGTCTCCGACATCATCAACTACCACGCTGCTCCGGTGACAGTGGTGACGGGCGCCAAGGCGTCGAACTTGGAGAAGGGGCCGAAGAAGGTCTGGGCCATCGGGAGTAAGGATGCCCGGGTCCAGAACCTGACCATGGATACGAACTTGGCAGGCCCCATGGGCTACATGGAGCTGCTCAAGACGGCCATGCACGAGATCACTGGGGTGCCCATGAGCGCTCTGGGGCAGGTTCAGCCGATCTCGAACACGTCGGGAACTGCTCTCCACATGACCTACTTCTCGCTGATGCAGCAGCACACGATGAAGAAGGTGCAGTACGCCAAGCTCTTCAAGAACATCAATGAGCTGGTGATCCGCACTGCGGTGGCCTACGAGCCGGAACTCCTTGAGTACCGCCCTGAAATCGCAGGGGTATACCCGAAGCCCGGGCAGTACGTGCTGCTCGACCCCCGGGACCCTGCCACCTACAAGAGCACCATCGAATGGGATTCCCCGCTACCGATGGACTCGCTCATCAAGCTGAACGAGGTGCAGGGCCTGATGACAATGGGCTTGGAATCCAAGAGGGGTGCCCTGAAGTCGATGGGGAGCAGCTTCCCAGACCAGAAGCTGCAGGAGATCTTCGAGGAACTGCTCGAAGACATGAAGCAGCAGGGCGGCTTGGGTCTCACTCAGGCGCAGATCAACCAGTTCATCCTTGCTGCCACCGGCTTCACCGCCGACGGCCAGCCGGTGGTGGTGCCCGGGACCGAACAAACAGACGCCGAAGGCAACCCTGTAGGCATGGCGCCAGCTGTCAACCCTGACATGGCAAATGCTGTGATGGAGAAAGCCTTTGGTGTGATGCCCCCAGCAAGAGATGATCTGACTGAGGATTGACGCTGAAACCTTGTGCAAACGTGTGTAGTGTTACCTCTACGTAGCACTTCCCCACTAAACGAGGTATCCCACACATGTCAGTTCAGCAGAACCTCCCGCCGTCGCAGCAGACAGTGACCGACACGGCCAACGGTTTCATCGTCGGTGTCGACCCGGCAACTCCCCCGCAGGGCGGATTGATCACTGAGAGCGCAGTCGCTCAGAGCCAGCAGGACGGGCTGCTCGTTCCGGTGCAGGAGCAGGCCCTGCAGCAGGTGCCCCAGACGGTCGAGTCGCTGCCGAGCCTCGGCAATGAAGGCCAGCAGGAGCAGTACTTCACTGCTGATCAGGTCGCCCGCATCCGGCAGGAGGAGAAGGAGAAGCTCTACTCCCGGCTGGAGCAGACCGAACAGCAGCTCAACGAGATGCGCCGCCTGCAAGAGGAGCGGGAGAAGGCTGAACTGACTGAGCGGGAGCGGATCGAGGCCGAGCGCAAGGCTGAAGAAGAGAAGGCCATGGAGGTCCGAGATCTGCTGGAGCGCCGGGAGCAGGAGTGGAACGACCGCTTCACCCAGTTGGAAGAAGATCGGGCACGGCAGGAAGCCCTCTTCCAGCGAGAGCGAGAGCTGCAAGAACTCGACAGGTACCGCCAGCAGATGACGGAGCAGAACGCTGAGTACATCATGCCCGAACTTCGGGATCTGATCAGCGGAACAACGGTCGAGGAGATTGATCGTTCTGTGAACGAAATGCGGGAGCGAACTTCCGCTATCATGCAGAACATCGCAGACGCTGCACAGCAAGTTCAGCGTCCGACCATGCGGGGTGTGACACCTACCGGTGCCCCTCCCGTTGGGCCAATGGAACAAGCATCGACGTACGAGAACCTGACCGCTGATCAGATCAGCAATATGAGCATGGATGAGTATCGCCAGCATCGAGATCGGCTCCTCCAAGCGGCCAGCCCCAATTTCCGGGGCTGACGGCACCAACAACCCCCCATAACCCGTCTCTCACGGAGGACACCCACTCATGGCATTCCAGATCCCCAACGGGTCCGGCATCACCGGTACCGGCCGGGTCACATCCGGCACCGCCGGTTCGGCCTACGGCGCGATGCAGCCGACCGGCAGCCCGGTCGGCAACAACATCACTGGCGGCTACGGCTCCAGCGCCACCACCGGCTCCACGATGCTCTCCCCGGCCATCCAGACCGTCTGGTCGAAGGAGATCCTGTTCCAAGCGATGCCCGTGCTGCGCTTCGAGCAGTTCGCAGTGAAGAAGACCGAGCTGGGCGTCATGCCCGGCCTCACGGTCAACTTCATGCGCTACAACAACCTCCCCATCCCCTCCGGGGCGCTGGTTGAGGGCATCCGCATGAAGACCCACGGCATCTCGGCCCAGCAGTACCGCATCACGGTCGCTGAGCAGGGCTTCGCTGTGGCGCTCTCGGAGCTGCTCCTCAACGCTTCGTTCGATGACGTGATGGCCTCGGCCTCCCGCCTCCTCGGGCGCAACATGGCCCTGTACATGGACGAGCAGGCCCGTTCGACGCTGCAGTCGGCCTCCTCGATCGTGAACGGCTACACCCAGCCGTCGGACCTCACCGTCGGTCGAGGCATCTACAACAACGGAGCGCAGGCGCAGACCCTCGCCGAGCTGAAGAACAACGAGGCCCGGTACACCCTGACCCCTGCTGCGATCAAGGATGCCGTGCTCGAACTGAGCACCAAGAACATCCCGCGGCTGGGCGAGACCTACGTGTGCTTCATCCACCCGGCGCAGAGCCGCCAGCTCCGGGACACCCCGGAGTTCATCGAGGTCACGAAGTACGCCGCTCCCGGCAACTTCATGCTCGGTGAGATCGGCCGCCTCTACGACGTGGTGTTCATCGAGACCACTCAGGTTGGCACCATCGCCGACGCTGGTGGCGTGATTCAGCGCTACGACAACGGTCAGGCTCTCGACTGGCGTACCCCTGCCCAGCAGGGTCTGGAGACCGGCAAGGCCGCCGAGGACGGCTCCGCCGGTACGGCAACTCCCGTCACCGATCCGTTCGAGACGCCCGGTGCTTCCGGGACGCCCGGTCAGGCGACCGAGGGGTCGACGGCTGAGCCGCAGGCCACTCCGGGCACCAAGCAGGTTCCCGGGTGGGATGAGCAGTGGCCCTCTACCTATGGGCAGTCGCGACTCGACACCAACCTCGGTGGCAACGATCTCGGCGACGAGGACGTGTACGAGGCGCTCATGCTCGGCGACAACTCGTTCGGCCACGCCATCTCGCTGCCGGTCGAGCTGCGTGACGGTGGCGTTCTGGACTTCGGTCGTGAGCACGCTCTGGCGTGGTACTCGATCTGGGGCTTCGGTCTGGTGACCGACTCCGCCGTGGTCAAGATCCGCACCAACGTCTGACCTCCCAAGGAAGAGAGCGGGGAGGGGGTAACTCCCCTCCCCTCCTCTCTGCGTTCTGTAGAACCAACCGATTCACGTACTGAGGAGAACTCCCCATGGCTACCACGAGTGCAACTGCCCGCAAGCGTCAGGCGACGGTCGATGTTCAGGACATCGAAGGCGCCGATCCGGAGCGCATCGGGACGCTGAGCAGCGTTCTCGGCAGCGCCGAGATCGAAGTCGGCGCTCCCGAAGAGATCGTTCCGGATCACCTCCGGAACCGCATCAACATGATCCGTGTGCGGATCAACGAGGACATCGAGGAAATGAGCTACGTCGGCGGTGGCCAGCGTGAGTCCTACTCCTTCAAGATGGGCCACGAGTACCTCGTGCCGTGGTACATCGCCAACGAGCTGGAGAACAACGGAAAGGTGTGGCACTGACATGACCACGGTCGTCCATCACAGCACGATGTACGTGCATCAGTCGCAGGGAAGCGCAGGTAGCACCCTTGCAGCGGCAGTCACCAAGGTGACGGGCGGCCCTGCCACCTTCAACGGCCTTGCTCCCAGTACCAAGAAGGAACTGGACAAGTACTCCGTCGCCGCCGACTTCAACCCCGCAGTGGTTACCGCATGGGCGACGAACGAGTGGGTCGTCACCGACAGTGGCCGCTACTACCGCTGGAACGGCACGTCGTGGGTCACGGTGGGTCTTGCCACTGGTGTCACCACGTCGGCCGTAGTCAACGCCGAGCGGTTCTTCACGGGCGGCCGGGCACCCAAGGACGAGGCTGAGCTGGCTTCCAGCGCCTTCGGCCAGACCGCTGCGTGGACCGTGGCCGGGCAGTTCGTGCGCCTCAAGGGCGCCGGTACCGGCGGGCAGCAGTTCTACTGGAACGGCACCAGCTGGGTGGCGGGCGTTCGCCCGGCCTGATCATGCCCCTAGACCCGCAGTGGTGGGGAAACACCCCCAATGTGTCCCCCTTCCGGGACAACGTCGATGGGTTGATCACCGCCGGGACCTTGCGGAGTTTCGCCGAGGCAGTGGCGCTCAACGTCGCCGCCGTCGACTGGTATGAGTACATACCCGGGGCGACCAACTCCGGTGCCCCGTACGTCTGGGACCAGATCAACCAGTCAGAAGTCGTCTGGTTTGCGGGAGAAGGTACCGGGCAGTTGTCGGCCAGCTGGCAGTACGCCGCCACTCCAGATGGGGAGGCGTACTTCGAGCACGCCAGCGGCAGCACTTCGGTGATCGTGGAGGTCTCTGTCGCCGGGACCGTAGTGGTGTCGGGGTTGACTTCCGGCACCACCCTGACCCCGGTCATGTGGTCAGGCCCCTCCCTTGCTGCCCTTGAGTTCTCTACACCGATCCCAATCGGCAGCCCTGTAACCGCTGGTTCAGGGCTTGAGACGCTGACGTTGCGCGGAGAGGGGTTCTCCCGGTTGACCACCTCAGGTGGAGTGTCTCTCACGGGAATCCTGTTGCAGCCCCCTTCCGGGGCCAAGATCGAAGCTTCAGCTGAAAGCGTGTCACTAGACTTCGGTGGCATGACTACCTTGGCGATCACTCGCCAAGCAGCGCAGGCTTCGTCCATCACTACCTGAGGACTCCTTCATGGCCCATCGTGCCGGGTTTCGTATCCCGAACGCCAGCAGCGACCAGATCGTCAACTTCCGTCAAGCGGAGCCAGATGCCGGGGACTTCTCGATTCTCGGCAACGACCGCTACGGCGTCTTCTACGGCTGTGGCGTGTCGACCTCAGGTACGGGCGGTTTCACCGTCTCTCTGGAAGCAGGCCCTCACATCATCCTTGTGGACGGGGTAGTCCAGCAGATTCCGTCCTCAGCGTCGGTGTCCTTGAGCACTGGGGCCACGACTGACCGGTTCGACCTTGTCGGGTGGGACGCTCAGGCCAATGCTCTGGCGGCGATCTCCGGCATTCCGGTCGATGACCCCACGTTCCCGGACATCCCGAACTCGTTCGTGGTGTTTGCCGCTGTGCTGGTGCCTGCGGGAGCGTCGAACATCACGCCGTACAACCTTACGGACAAGCGCAGGATGCTGCTCCACGGGGCACGGGGCGCTGCTGCGGCTGGCGACACCTTCCTCCGTAACCTCCTGCCGGACGGGGGAGTCGGCTTCCAAGCGACGGGTAGTGGCGCCATTTCGTGGGCCAACTCTGCTGTCACGCTGCAGTATGACGGGACCGACCTCGTTATCAGCGGCAAGAAGCTCGCTGCCAACAACGGGCTGTCGGTCACCGGATCTGTCACGGTCCAAGGGGCTGTCACGGCCACGGGGGACTTCGCTGCGGACAACTTCAAGCGGGGGGCAGGCAACCCGACTGGGCTAGGGGTCACCGGAAAGTACGGGGACGAGTTCTCCAACACCTTGACAGGCCAGAAGTACATCTGGCGGGGGCCTTCTGTTGGTTGGGCCGAGATCTACGCCGATGAGTACCCGCCCGGGACGGTCATCGCCTCGCTGCTGACCGGAGCTGACGCTGCTACCCACATGGTGGGGTGGCTCCCCCTCACCGGTCAGACGTACCCAGAGAGCGCTGTCGGTCGGCTCACTGACTTGGCGGCGCCATTCTCTTCGTGGGACAACAACAACGGAACGTGGACGTTGCCGAACCTGCAGGGCCGCACGCTGCTCGGGGGGACACCGGGAGCCTTGGCAGGGTCCAACTCCGTAGTGCTGACAGCGGCCAACCTGCCCGCCCACCGGCACTTCAACAACGTCGGGGCGACCGCCACTGCGGGAGAGCACAGCCATTCTGGGTCTGCCAACAGCGCCGGGCAGCACAGTCACAACGTCACCGCCGGGCAGCACAGCCATCCGGTAACCGACCCCGGCCACGCTCACCGGGGCCAGCACGGACTCAACGTGCCGACCAACTTCATCGTCACGATGTGGAACGGGGAGAGCACCCTTGACGGGATCGTGACCGATTCCAGCCACACATGGCGAGTCGGGGCGATGCCGTTCACGACCATCGACAAGACCGACATCACCATTCCCAGTAGCGGTGCTCACACCCACGCCGTGACCCTGACCGGGTCCCACACCCACACTGTGAGTATCTCCTCTGCAGGCGGTCATACGCACAGTCTCCCGCCAGAGTCTGCTGTGGGAGAATCACGTTCTGTGAACACCACCCCGTCCCACTTGGCCGTCACGTACTACGTGAAGATCTGAGGCAGACATGCCTAGCTCCCCCTACCCCCTGTTGCCAGACCAGAACGAAACTGGAGATGGGCCTTCTGGCCCGGACATCATCGTCAGGTACCCTGCGGGACCCATGGGTCCAACGGGACCTACCGGTCCTGCTGGCGTGGCAGGGTCGATGCTCTTCCTTCAGCAGGGGGAACCCATTCCTACCGGTTTCGTCGGGCTTATCGCCAGACCTGCGGTCTGAGAAAGCTGTAGTATCGAGCCGTGACTGATCTTGCTTTCAAGGAGAAGATCCGCAGTATCTCGTTTGGTGCTCCCCGTAAGCCTCGTGTGATGGTTGACAGGGACAAGGACGTCAAGCATGTGGAACTTGTCAATGAGTACAACGGCAGGCGCGCCGGTTACGAGACACACAAGCCCGACGGCACTTGGGATTGCACAATGACCCCTGATGTCGTGAAGCTCCCCCTCAACAAGGAGTCCTGAGCAATGCCCTTCCCTACAGCAAGCAGCCTCTACGCAGCGAACCTTCTCGCCGCATGGGGAGCGTCGGCAACCGACATCGACCTCGACAGTACGACCCCGACGAACCGTATCAAGGTCGCCTTGTACAACGACTCCATGAATCAGGACCCGCTCGGTACCACTCCCCTCGGGTACAGCACCACTGGCGAACTCTTGCCCACCGGCGGCTCGAACTACACCACGGGCGGGAACCCCGTCGGCACAGTGACGTGGGCGGTCAACGGCGGCCTGCTGGTCTGCTCGGCAGCCTCGACCGTGTCGTGGGCGAGCGCCCAGTTCTCCAACGTCTACGGCTGTGTGGTCTACGACGACGGGGCCACCTCCCCGGTCGCTGACGCCTGTATCGTGGCGGTGAGGTTCGGCACCGTCGGCTCGTCGGGTGGCGGTACGTTCACGATCGACTGGGCTGATCTGACCACGCCTGCGGTCAACAACGTGATCTTCACCATCGACCCGCAGCCGTGAGGTGACCCGTGGCTGACAATGTCGGTTACACGCCCGGCTCTGGTGAGAAGGTCGCCACCCGTGAGGTGTCCTACTCCGGCGAGACCGCTCAGGCGCAGGCTGTCGGCCTCGTCACGTTCAGTGGCGCAGACGATGCCAAGACCGCAACGGACATCAGCGACGCCAACCCGTTGCAGGTGTCGGAGATCGGCACGCCGCACTCGCTCATGTCCCGGCTGCTGATGTTGTTGCAGTCCCCACCGGGCTTCGACTCGCTTCTGCGCCGCCAGCGCTCCACGGCAGTGATCGAGTCAGGGACCATCACGACGGTATCGACCGTGTCGTCCATCAGCGGCGGCACGATCACGACGGTCACCGGCCTCACGAACATCGACGGCCGCAACGGCTCCATGCTCATCAACGCCACGAACATGAGCGCATGGGCCGACTGCCACCGCGCTCGCATCACCTGAAAGGCCCAGCCTCATGGCAAACACGTTCAAGAAGGTCATCGACCGTCAGATGTGGGCGCAGACGACGCCGAACATCGGCGCTCATGCGGCGGGGGCGAGTATGGCGTCAGACCTCCGCAACAACGCGACGCGCAACCCGTTCGTCTACTTCCTCGGTAACAACACGACCCTGCGGCGATTCAACATCGTGCAGAAGTCGTGGCAGAACCTCGCCAGTCCTGCGCTGGGCGGCACCTTCGGTGCAGGGTCCACGTCGTGGTTCGCTCCGAGCTTCGGCGCGGTCGGCACGATCGCCGCGGGGGCCACCACTACATCGGTGGTCATCTCGACGGCGCTCCCGTCGGCGGTCGGTGTGAACATGCTCGCCAACCGGGGCGGGTCAGGTGACCTCGGCTACCGCCTGCGGATCATCGACACCACGGCCGGCAAGACCGAAGAACGGTCGATCGTCGCCAACACCAGCGGCACAGCCCCGGTGATCACGGTCGACGCAGCGTTCACGTTCACCCCAGCCTCGGGTGCCCGTTACGAACTGCTGTCGGGCCGCTTGTTCATGTTGGGGGCCAGCACGCTCGCTGCCTCGACCTTCCGCTCTTTCGAGGTGGCGACGAACACCTACGCTGATCGCAGCAACACGAACCTCGCGGCGTCGATCACGACGGACTCCGCAGCGACGGTGCTGGACGAGCAGTACGTTCCCCACAACCACGCCCCCGGTGAGGGCATGGTCAAGGGCAGCTTCACCTACGACACCGGCCTGAACTCGCTCACCGCCACCGCATCGGCAGCGAGCACGCTCACCGGGCAGGCGAGCGGCGGTGACGCCGTCATCGCTGCGAACGAGTACCGCAACTTCCAGATCCGCATCGTGGCCGACTCGACCACACCCGCCTCGGTCGGTCAGCGGCGAGTCATCCTGCACCACACCGCCGGGGCGTCGCCGGTCTACACGCTCGGCGCGGCCTGGACGACCCAGCCGAGTGCCACCGCCAAGTACGTCATTGAGCTGCCGAACCTCGTTCTGCTCCGCACGACGGCGAACACCGCCACCTACGTCTACAACTTCTCTGACGCCTCCTACACCGGCAATGTGACCATCGCCGCCAACGCTTGGAACGCAACTTGGATCGCCGCTGCCCCCGGCAACCACGGCGCAGGCAACGTGTGGGCACCGTCGTGGGGCATCCAGCCCGACACGCCCCGCAACGCACGCCACGCCTTCTGCTTCAACTTCCGCGGCGCGACGACCACGCTCGACCTGCTCGACCTCTCCGGCGGCACCGGCTCCCCGACCGCAGGCGCACCGCCGCTGTGGACCGGCGCTGTCACCTACGACGGCGGCTTGGACAACATCGCCACCGGCTCCACCGCAGCGCACTCGCCGTTCGGCAATGAGGGGCGCTACACCTACATGAACATCTACGTCGCGTCGCAGGTGTCGCAGATCTACCGGTTCGACGCAGCGAATCGGGTGCTCTCCCCGCACGTCGCCACGGACTTCATTCAGAGCGGCTCCGCAGCGGTCGGCCAGAGGATGGCAGCGTATGCCGCGATCGACGGGAGCGACCTGTACGACGTTGTCCTGTTGCAGTCGCACCTGTCGCAGTTGACCCAAGAACTCATCCCCCTCGTCTGACCGGGAGCGCCGATGACCCTCGACGACCTCAAGCTCATCCTCGCCAACCGGCTGTCGACCCTCGGCCAGCAGCGAGGCCACGCCGTCACCATCGGCAACCTTGAGCGGGTCAACGAACTCGACGCCGAGATCACCGACACCGAGTTGACGATCACTCAGCTCCAGAGCCTCCTGTAACAGCTCATGCTCCTGACGCTGCTCGCCCCTCAGAGCGGCTCCGGTAGTCCGGGGACGGTCGCCCCTGCTGCCGTACAGGCTTCGGTCAGCATCCCCGCACCGTCGTGGGGCGAGTATGCGGACATCGTGCAGCCGCCGATCTTGCAGGAGACCGGGGCTGACGACGCCACCTACAATTCTGCTGCGTTCACGTCAACGCAGACGTGGCAGTGGACGGGTACGTCAACCAACTCCAGCACCGGCGCTTGGACCGGCTTCCGGTTCAAGATTCCGGCGTCCATCGACCGCACGACGATCACGGACGTGCGCCTCGTGCTCACGACGTTGGATGGTGCTGGGGGCACCGCTACCACGGCCATCCGTGTGGAGCAGGGGCCAGCAGCGCAACTCTCCAGCTCTGGTGCCCGTCGTCCTGACACTCTGTGGGCATCCATCGGTGCTGGTTCGGGGGACACGGCTCAGGTGGCGTGGACCCACGTTGGCGCCGCCGCTGACGCCACCAACACCTCCCCGAACATCTCCGCTGCGGTGGTGGCGGCGCTGGCGTCCATCAACCAGAGCACCGAGTACCTGAACGTGATGATCGGGCCTACCGGCTCGTCCACTTCTCGCTACCGCACGTTCTCACACGACGACTCCACCCCGGCCCGCAGGCCGCAGCTACTGGTCACCGCTCGGCAGCTCGTCAATCCCACTCCGACTGTGGCTCCAGTCAACGCCGCCACGTCGATCCCGACCCCGACATCCACGCCTCCGATCAGCATTGCCTACACGAACGGCACTGCGCTCACGTTCAAGGATCTCCCCAACTCTGCGCCGGGCGGTCGAAATCTCTCGCTCTGGCTCCCGAACGGTACTGCGCCGGAGACCGGTTGGCCGCTGTTCATGTGGATTCATGGCGGCTTCTTCTCCCAAGGCAGCCGCAGCGAAATCCCATCGTCCCTTGTCAACCAGCTGCTGGACCGAGGTATCGCTGTCGTCTCGGTCGACTACCGCTTGACCGAAGCCATTGCTGGGGGAGCGTTCGCAGAGGCGACGTTGTCGAACGGCAACGAGGCGTCGTTCCCGCTCGGCATTCACGATGTGAAGGTTGCGCTGCGCTTCTTCCGCAGGGACAAGCTTGAGTCCAACCTCTACAACATCGACACCGACAACACGATCATCTCGGGCCACTCTGCGGGCACCTCGATCGCCCAGTTCGTGGCCTTCACCAAGGGCGACACGACGACGTACTCCGGCATATACCCCGGCTCATGGCCAGCTGGGGACATCTTCAACCCGAACCGGCACCAGCGTCCAGCGCATGTCGGCAGAAGCAACGGTGCCCCGAACACGTCGTACCCATTCGACTTTGGCCAGAACGGTGACACGATCACCGCTTCCGGCAACTCACTGACGCTCAACAACAGCTACACGATCAAGGGCATGTTCCTCTTTGCCCCCGTCGTATCGCCCCAGAACGCTGTCAACCCGACGCTCACGCCCAACGGTTCCAACCGGATCGTCATCAGCCTCGGACGCAGGTATCTGGTCTCTCGGTCTGGTCACGCTATCTCCGAGGCTTCTATCGACACCACCGTCTACGGCGAGCTTGATGTCGACAAGTACATCAACCCCGCATCAGGCTCGCCAACGATCAACGAGCCATACCGTGGCAAGGCGGCTGTCGTCCCTGACTTCCCGATCGGCATCGTGTTCGGCACAGCGGACGACCTGACGACCAAGGCCGCACACTACGACCAGCTGGTCACGGCCTTGACGAACGTCGGGTACGTCACCGGGCCACCGACACCGGGCGTCATCTCTTCTGAGAAGCTCACCTACTTCGAGTTGGCTGGCGTCGATCACGAAGGGGCAAAGACTAACGCCACCGGCATCGCCAACTTCTTCAGCTGGCTCGATGCGTTCTCAGATGTCATCATCTCGCCGGAGTCGGTCGCAGCCACCAGTAGCATCCCAGCACCTACGTGGGGATCTGGAACCCTACCTACTGCAGTCGCAGCAGTTACGGCCATCCTTCAGCCCCTGATCAATTCTGGGACACTGCCTACGGCGGTTGCAGCAGTTAGTGCTATACCAGCACCCGGGTGGGGACAGCAGGCTGTCCCGAGTTCCGTTACCGCAGTTACTACCATTTCTGCTCCTGCAGTCAGCTCTGGAGCAACTGCATCTGTTTCTGTAGTTGCCTCAATTAGCACTATTCCAGCACCCGGGTGGGGCGCCGGACCACTGCCTACTGCAGTTGCGGCCACCAGCAGCATCACGGCACCTACGTGGGGTTCTGGGACAGTTCCCGCTGCAGTTGCAGCAATTGCTGCCATCCCCTCTCCCACGACCAGCTCCGGGGCAACTGCGCCTGCTTCTGTGGTCGCTGCAGTTACTGCTATCCCAGCGTCACTGTGGGGAGCTGGACTAGCGCCCGCTGTCGTTACGGCCACGGCTGCGATTCCTGCGCCGGGAGTTTCTGCAGGAATCTCACTCACTCCTTCGGTAG